AATCAGCCAGCAGCCGGTTGCCATACTTGTTACAAGTTAGAACATGATAAAAACGGGTTTGATATTATCAGCGACAGAATTTTTTACATACGAGAATTTAAAAAAACGCCACTGGACACATATCAAGTTAATAATTTTGATTTACAAACCATTGATGTGCGCTGGACCAACCTGTGCAATCTTGCCTGTGTGTATTGTGGTCCTGAATTCAGTAGTAAATGGGCCGACGAGTTGGGTAAAAAAATAGAACAGCCAACTGAACCACAGCAAAAAGATTTTAAACAATATATCTACAAACATGCCCAACAACTCAAACATGTTTATTTGGCCGGCGGCGAGCCTCTGTTGATGAAGGAAAACCTAGACCTGCTCAAAGAATTAAACCCCGATGTCAATCTAAGGATAAACACTAATCTTAGCAAAGTTGATACCGGAGTATTTGATGCTGTGTGTGGGTTTAAAAACGTTCATTGGACCGTGAGTGTAGAAACCCTGGCAGAAGAATTTGAATACGTGCGATTTGGCGGTAGATGGTCAGATTTTTTGGATAATTTAAACACAATTAGAAAACTTGACCATAAGATAAGTTTTAATATGCTATGGTTTTTGCTAAATTATGATAGTGTATTTGACTGTGTAGACTTTCTAAAAGGACTAGGATTCCATAACAACAGTTTTGTGATTGGCGCATTATTAACTCCGGACTACCTAAACGTTAGACATTTGCCAGAAAATGTGTTAAACTTATTAAAAATTAAATTAGAATCTAAGATCAACGAACAGCCTGGTTACCTGCTTGAAGACAGTTATCGAAACATGTTGCATTATATCGAGCAACCGATTGAGCAGGACTTGCCAGGGTCTTTTGAAAAGTTGGCGGTAATGGATCAACGACGTGGAGTAGACAGCAGTAAAATTTTTACAGAATTATATAAATTAAAATGATTGATAAACTTTATATTTCAACAGTCAACTACAATTGGAGCAATGCTGACTCGGTACTAGTCGACAGTCATAATATAGATAAACTTATTGGTAAAGTTGATGTTGTGAATTGTCATACATCTGTGGATGATTTAACCTATCAAAATATTAATAAAATATGTAGTCATGTAAATGAAATAATCCTGGTTGACATAGACGAAAATGTTAAGATTTTAAATGATAATTGTTTTTCTTATGGAAGATTATTTAACGAATTAGATCGGCATCCAGACAAGATTAAAAATTTTAATTGGAATAAAAATTTTAATTATTTAATCAACACCAGGCCCGACAACAACCCAGTTGTATGGACTGCTGGTTGTTCGTTTACTGTTGGACAATTTGTTAATCACAAAGACAGATGGGGCACTTTATTGGCCGACTATTTAAATCTTCCAGAAGTAACACTGTCTCATAATGGAAGTTCAATATTTTGGGCAGCAGATCAGATTCTAAGGTCTGATATTAGAGAAGGAGACACGGTTGTTTGGGGGTTGACTAATATACAAGGACGAACTGAGATTAGTGATAATTGGAATTTTTCACCAACACATATTAGTCAATATGCTACTGTAAAAAAAGAAAATCAATATTGGACATTGGATTATTTTGAAAGCGAAACCGTTGTATTGGTTGCTTTACGAGAAATATTGCAGGTTATAAATTTTTGTCAAAAAATAAAAGTAAAACTGTATCTTGCAAATTTATTTGATCTGGCCTGGTTAAGGGTAGCATTGAAAGAATTTGAAAATTTTATTGATTTAACACAAGATTTACCAATGCCCAATGGGACTCCAAAATTCTTAGACTTTGCATCAGATAATAAGCATCCTGGGCCCAAACAACATCAGCAGTACGCAGAAAAGTTGTATAATTTTATTAAGGAAAGTAATCATGGCAAAACCGTTTGATATAAGCAAGTTCCGCAAGGACATCACTAAGAGCATTGATGGTCTTAGTATTGGATTCAATGATCCAACCGATTGGATTAGCACAGGCAACTTTGCCTTGAACTATCTCATCAGTGGAGACTTTAACAAGGGCATTCCCTTAGGCAAGGTAACAGTGTTTGCTGGAGAAAGTGGCGCAGGCAAGAGTTACATTTGTTCTGGTAACATTGTTAAACATGCTCAAGAGCAAGGCATTTTTCCTATCTTGGTTGATAGTGAAAACGCACTTGATGAAAAGTGGTTACACGCACTTGGTGTTGACACAAGCCCAGAAAAGTTACTTAAACTTAATATGGCCATGATCGATGACGTTGCCAAAACAATTTCAACCTTTATGACCGACTACAAAGCACTTCCAGACGGTGACCGTATGAAAGTCCTGTTTGTGATCGACAGCTTGGGCATGTTGTTGACTCCAACAGATATGAATCAATTTGAAGCAGGCGACCTCAAAGGCGATATGGGTCGTAAACCCAAAGCACTTACAGCCTTGGTTCGCAACTGTGTAAACATGTTTGGTAGCTACAACGTGGGCATGGTTTGTACCAATCATACCTATGCAAGTCAAGATATGTTTGATCCAGATGACAAAATCTCAGGAGGTCAAGGTTTTATCTATGCGTCAAGTATTGTTGTGGCCATGAAGAAAATGAAACTCAAAGAAGATGAAGATGGCAACAAAGTAAGTGAAGTAAACGGTATTCGTGCGGGTTGTAAAATTATGAAAACACGTTACGCTAAACCGTTTGAAGGTGTGCAAGTCAAGATTCCTTATGCCACAGGCATGAGTCCGTACAGCGGTATGGTAGACTTGGCTGAGAAGAAAGGCCTGCTGAAAAAAGAAGGCAATAGTTTAGTTTACACTACACTAGATGGCGAGATTATCAAGCAGTTTCGTAAAAAGTGGGAAGCTAACGATGATGGTTGTTTAGATACAATTATTTCAGAGTTTGGTAAACATCCTAGTGAAACAGCTGAACTAAGTATTGATGAAGACATTGCGGAGGAATAAGAATGAGTGTAGATTTAGCTAAAGAAATTTGGGATGAACTCAAACGTTATGTAAACACTGTGGATCGTGATGAAGCCGCGGAAACACTAGTGTCAGTATTAATTGACAATGATGCAGCTGCCGACGACATCAAGACAGTTTTTAAAAGCGACAGCGAAATTAAACGGGCCCTTACCAGTTATCTTAAAGATCATGAAGATGAATATGACGACGATGAGTACGACCAAGACGATGACGAAGAGGACAACGACTATTAATGTGGTATAGCAAAGTTGTTGCTGATCTGGGCAATATCCCTGATTTTATTACTCATTATGAACAAGAACTCAATGACGCTAAACGCGATTGTCGAGTTGGTGGCCTAATTGAGAAAAATATCACAGCATTGCCTGGTATCACTGAGCATAGATTCAACCAGCTACAAGAAATTGAAGCAGTACTAAACTATCTCAACATACAACTACGCAAAATTCGTCGCAAGCACTTCCAAAAGTATTTGGAAGGGTATGCCCGTGCATTGACCAGCCGCGATGCTGAGAAGTATGTGGATGGTGAAGACGAAGTTATTGAATTTGAAACACTAATCAACGAAGTGGCATTGTTGCGTAATCGCTATCTGGGTATCCTTAAAGGTATGGAAAGTAAAAACTTTATGCTAGGACATGTAGTAAGACTAAGAGCCGCCGGCATGGAAGACATACAAGTATGACGTTTGCACACCCGGGCGACAGTCATCAGCACAGTCTCAACACATTAGATCAACTGTATGCTTATGATGAATTTATGGAAAGCATTCGTTCCGTGGTTGATCTTGGCTGTGGATCTGGCGATGATTTGATATGGTGGGCAACACGCACAACCAATGATGAAGAGGACCCTGCGCCTTTGAATATCAATTGCGTTGGCGTTGATCTTTTTGATAATTTAAAAACAGTCAACGAGTACAAAAATGTCACATACCAACAGGCCAATTTTGAAGAGACAATACCCTACCCAAATGACGGGTTTGATATTCTATGGTGCCACGACGCATTTCAATATGCAATAAATCCTTTACAAACGCTGAGCAACTGGTGGCATATAGCCAGCCCTGGCGCTATGTTGTTGTTAACTGTACCGGTCACACAACAAATACATCGCCGCCAGTTATCATACACATTATCTAATGGGTGCTACTATCATCATACCATGGTCAGTCTTATGTATATGTTGGCCACTGCAGGCTGGGATTGTGGCGCTGGTTTTTTTAAACAAACACTTGATGAACCGTGGATACATGCTATTGTTTATAAGAGTGAGCATCCTCCACAAAACCCACGCGAGACCAACTGGCACAAACTAGTCGAGCTTGGCCTCCTGCCCAAATCCGCAGCCAACAGCATCTATGCACACAGCGCACTACGCCAACAAGATCTAATGGTGCCCTGGCTTGATCGTAGCTTATTAAGTATGGCACTTTAGCCAACAATAAATACCCGCATGAAAACTATAGTTGTAGTCTCGGGCGGTTTTGATCCTGTTCATTCTGGGCACATAAAATTAATTAAAGAAGCACGGTTACTAGGCGACATGCTTATAGTTGGGATCAACAGTGATGAATGGCTGGCTCGTAAAAAAGGCCGGGCATTTATGCCTTGGCAAGAACGTTTGTGTATTTTAAACAATTTGTCTAGTGTAGACGAAGTATACACTTTTGATGACGAAGACGGCACAGCTGGTCATCTGTTGCAACAAGTTCAAGCACACTATCCTGCCCACAGAATTATCTTTGCCAACGGTGGCGATCGCACACCAGATAATATTCCAGAAATGAATGTTGACGGTGTAGAGTTTGTGTTTGGAGTGGGCGGAGAAAACAAAGCCAACAGCAGTAGTTGGATACTTCAAGAATGGAAAGCGCCCAAAACCCAACGACCGTGGGGCTACTATCGTGTGTTGCACGAAGTTCCCGGAACCAAAGTCAAAGAACTTACAGTAGCACCTGGACAAACACTTAGTATGCAACGACACAGTAGTCGTGCAGAATACTGGCAAGTTTCAGAAGGTCGGTGTGTAGTAGAAGGCGAGGGGAAACGGCAAACATCCTTGGATACACACGACAGCTATCATATTCCTACAAACGAATGGCATCGTTTGTACAATCCTTTTGATCAACCTTGTAGAATAGTAGAAATACAATATGGCCCAAACTGTATTGAAGAGGACATAGAACGTCGATGACTCCTATTCCAATTTTTGTTGGTTACGATCCTCGCGAAGCTGTGGCATATCATGTGTGTGCTAATAGTATTATTAGGCATGCTAGCCAACCGGTTGCTATCATTCCATTGGCATTGACCTTGCTCAAAGACTACGACGAAACACACACCGATGGCAGTAATCAATTTA